ATGGCAGGGATGGGACCTCCTCCCAAGCCGGCCGGGCAGCGGCGGCGGAGCAACGCCACCATCGCGATGACCCAGCTGCCGGCCGAGGGCAGGACGAATCCGGCCCCCAGGTACCCGCTGCCGCCGGTCGTCGTGAGCGATGACGATGGCGGCTCCGAGATGGCCCGGGAACGCGAGGCCGAGCTGTGGGAATCCCTCTGGGAGACGCCGCAGGCGGTCATGTGGGAGCGGACGCACGCCGTGCTGACCGTGGCCCGCTTCGTCCGCTTCTCGGTGCTGGCCGAGACGGGCAACGTCAAGGCCGCTACCGAGGCCAGGCAGTTGGAGGACCGGCTCGGGTTGAACCCGCAGGCCATGCTACGGCTGCGCTGGGAGGTGGCGGCTGACGAGGTGGCTGACCAGCGTCTAGAGCGAGCGGATCGGGCTGGCAAGGCGCGCACTCCGCGGCAGCGGCTCAGAGTGGTCGACGCCGAAGCGGCGGGGGGGCAGTGATGGCGCGGGTCTATCCAGATCGCGAGCGGGCGCTGCGTCATCTTCGGTACAAGCAGGCCGTGTACCGCTTCGGCCGCTTCCCGCAGCGGTATGTGCTCGGCATTGATCAGTCGTTTAGCGACGGCGGCCTGCGTCAGGTTCCCTCGGATGCCCTGGCGCGGCCCTGACCACCCTGGCGAGTTCCCCACGCTCGGCTGGATGGTCGGCGAGTGGATCGAGGCGCACTGCGTCATCCCCGACGGTGACCAGATCGGCGATCCGTACCTACTGACCGACGAGATGTGGACCTTCCTAGCCTGGCACTACCGGCTCCGGCTGGATGCCACCGAGGAAGGCTGGCGCTCGTCCTGGTCTTACCGCCGCTCGCAGCTGGTTCGGCCTCAGAAGTGGGGCAAGGGTCCACTGACGTGCGCGATGGTGTGCGCAGAGGCGGCCGGCCCGGTGCGGTTCGCCGGCTGGGACGCTGCTGGGGAGCCCGTCGGAAGGGCCTGGGAGACGCCGTGGATTCAGATCGCGGCAACCTCCGAGGACCAGACCGACAACGTGTACCGGGCGCTGGTCCCGATGATCGACGAGGGGCCGCTCGCCAACTTCATCCCGGATACGGGCGAGACGCGGATCAACGTCCCTGGCGGGGGCCGCATCGAGCCGGTCACCAGCTCTGGCCGGGCCAGGCTTGGTCAGCGCATTACCTTCGCCGTCCAGGATGAGACGCATAGCTGGCTGGAGGCGAACGGCGGGTGGAAGCTCGCTGAGACCCAGCGCCGCAACCTCTCCGGCACCGGCGGCCGCGCGGTCGAGACGACCAACGCCTGGGACCCGTCGGAGCAGTCGGTAGCCCAGCGAACCGCCGAGGCGTCCGTGAAGGACGTCTACCGAGACCACCGGGTGCCGGCGCCGGCGTCGCTCGCCAACAAGCGGGAGCGGCACAAGGCCCTGCGGGTCGCATACGGCGACTCCTCGGTGCTCGTTGGCGGCTGGGTCGATCTGGACCGCATCGACGGCGAGCTCGTCGAGATCGCCGAGAAGGATCCGGCGCAGGCGGAGCGGTTCTACCTGAACCGCATCGTGGCCGGCACGGGCGCCTACCTCGACGGCGACCGCTGGGACCTCCTCCGCGAGGAGCGTGAGGTGCCGGCCGGGACCGCGGTGACGCTCGGCTTCGACGGCTCGGACATCGACGACTGGACTGGCATCCGCCTGGAGACGCTGGACGGCTACCAGTTCACGCCGCTGTACGGGCCGGACCGATTGCCGACGGTCTGGAATCCGAAGGACTGGGGCGGGCAGGTGCCGCGCCTGGACGTGATGGCCGCGTTCGATGAGGTCTTCGCGACGTACAGCGTGGTCCGCGCCTACCTGGACCCGCCGTACTGGGAGTCCGAGGTCGACTCGCTCGCCGAGAAACACGGCGAGAAGGTCGTCACCCGCTGGTACACGAACCGCATCGCGCAGATGCACGGCGCGGCGGAGCGGCTGGCCACCGACGTGTCGAAGAAGGACTCGACGCTGCGGCACGACGGCTGCCAGTGGGCCGGTCAGCACCTGCGGAACATGCGCAAGGGGGCACGGCCGGCTGGCCGGTACGTCCTGAAGAAGGCTTCCGAGGCCCAGAAGATCGACCTCGGGATGTGCTCGATCCTCGCCCACGAAGCAGCCGGCGACGCCATCGCCGCCGGCCAGGCCAAGACGAAGAGGCGCCGCGCCCGCGGCTTCTGACCGAAAGGGGGCCAAATGCCGCAGCCCCCTGCCGTTCAGTCGCCGGAGTGGTGGCGCGACCGCCTGTACGCGGCGCTGTGCAAGCGGACCGAGCGGACGAACGTCTTCGACCACTACTACGAGTGCGAGCATCCGCTGCCGTTCCTCCACGAGAAGGCCCGGGACCCCTTTAGGCGCCTCCTGAAGATGTCCCGGGCGAACTACATGGAGCTGGTGGTCGACGCTTTGGTCGGGCGCCTGGAGGTCGCTGGCTTCCAGGACGTCGACGGCGACTCGGACGATCAGGCATGGGCTCTATGGCAGGACAACAACCTCGATGGCGGCTCCCAGCTCTGTTTCCTTGAGGCCGCGATCCGGGGTAGCTCTTACCTGCTCGTCTCGCCGGATGGCGATGGGTTTCGGATCACGCCAGAGCATCCGACGCAGGTCATCACGGAGGCTCTGCCGGGGTCCTCGGGGGAGCTTGCCGCTGCGCTGAAGCTGTGGATGGACGACTGGACTGGCCGGCTGTGCTGCACGCTGTACCTCCCCGGGAACATCTACAAGTTCGATGCTCCGGAGCCGATTTCGGGCGGGAAACCGGTCTGGGGGCGCCGTGAGGTAAAGGGCGAGGAGTGGGGCGGCAAGAACGCCCTCGGCGATGTGCCGTTCGGGGAGTTGTCGAACCGGCCGCGGATGCTCAAGCCCGGTGCTTCCGAGCTTCGTTCGGTGACGGGCATCCAGGACCGCATCAACAAGACGATCGCCGACCGGATGATGACCCAGGAGTTCGCGGCGTTCCCGCAGAAGTGGGTCACGGGGATGGAGATCCCGCAGGACGAGAACGGTCAGGACATCGAACCCTTCGATGTGGCCGTGAACAAGATCCTGATCGCGGAGGAGAACGGTGCCAAGTTCGGCCAGTTCGCGGCTGCGGATCTGACGGGCTATCTCAAGGGCAAAGAGGCTGACGTCCATGACATCGCGGCCATCACCTCGACCCCGCCGCACTACCTCCTCGGCTCCATGGTCAACCTCAGCGCCGAGGCTCTCAAGGCGGCCGAGGCAGGCCTGATCCACAAGATCTATCAACGGCGCCGGTTCCTCGAGGAAGGGCTGGAGCGGACGATGCGGCTGGCGGGGATCGCATCGTCGCAGGCCCGCATCGTCTGGAAGAGCCCCGAATGGCGGACCGAGGGTGAGCTCGTCGACGCACTCATGAAGATGAGCTCTCTCGGTGTCCCGCGGGAGGTGCTGTGGGAACGCTGGGGAGCCACGCCGCAGGAGATCGAGCGGTGGCGGCAGATGAACGAAGAGTCGCTTCAGCGGGCCATGTCCGGCGATTTTGCCGCGGAGTACGGGCCGAAGCCGCCGGTTAACGAACCCCCCGCGCCGGTCGAGGCATGACCGGGTCTACGGAGGCGGAGCAGATTGCAGCCGCCCAGTATGTCCGTCAGCAGCGGGTCGTCCGGTCGTCGGCCGAACGGGCGCAGGCGTTCTGGAGGCGGCTTCGCCTTACAGACATCGAGGGTTCGTGGCAGGCAGTCGTAGCGCCAGGTCTGCTTACGACCGTTACCGCAGCCCAGCAGGAGGCGGCGTCCCACGCCGACGCCTATGTCGCGGCGATCCTGACGGCCGACGGTCTCGACTCCGACCCGTCCGGGAAGCTGGCGGCAAGCCGCTTCGCAGGCGCGGCGGCGGATGGCCGTCCCCTGAAGTCGCTGTTCTACGAGTCTGTGCTGGAGACGCGATGGCTGGTGGAGGAGGCTGACGCAACGGACGTCGAGGCGATGATCGGCGGGCTGGAAAAGCTCCTGCGGGCCGTGTCAACGGAGGTTGCCGATGCTGGCCGTACCGCGACTGGCGTTTCGATCGCCGGCAATCGGACGATCAACGGCTACATCCGGGTGGTGAATCCTCCGGCTTGTTCCCGCTGTCTGATCTTGGCGGGCAAGGAGTTCGGATGGAACACCGGCTTTCAGCGCCATCCCAAATGCGACTGCATCCACCTGCCCGCCAAGCTCATCAAACGAGGCCGCGGCCATCCCGGGGTCACCGATGTTCGCGGCTATTTCAACGGGCTGTCGACGGCCGAGCAGGACCGCCTTTTCACCAAGGCGGGGGCCCAGGCAATCCGGGACGGCGCGAGCCCAGCCAGCGTCGTCAACGCGAGACGCGGCATGTACACGGCTGACGCCTACGGACGCCGGGTGCGCGCCACGCACGACTCCGTGACCCGCCGGGGCCTCTGGTTCCAGCAAGAACGCAGGCGTGCCATCCAGCGAGGCCTCGTTCCCCGCTCGGGACAAGGCTTTCGCCTCAAGAGCCCCCGGCTGCTGCCGGAGGAGATCTACCGTCTGGCCGGCAGCCGCAGCGAGGCAATCGCCATGCTGCACCGCTTCGGCTACATGACCTGACCTCGGCGCAAGGCCGCTGGTCATCGATCCCGCAACGGGAGACATCACCATGTCCGAAATCGCAACAGAACAGCCTGTGCCCGAGGTCGACTTGGCCGGCCCGCCCGAGTACGAAGCCGACGCGCCGCTCGGCCCAGCCGGCGAGAAGGCCCTCGACGAGTGGAAGCGGCGCGCAAAGGAAGCCGAGAAGGCCAGCCGGGACCAGGCGAAGCGCCTGCAGGCCATCGAGGACCGAGACAAGACCGAAGTTCAGAAGGCCTCTGAGCGAGCCGAGGCAGCCGAGAAGCGCGCCGCCGCAATGGCCCAGCGCACCGTCCGCGCCGAGGTGCGGGCTCTCGCGGCGGCCACGTTCGCTGACCCTTCCGACGCTGCGGCGTTCCTCGACCCCACGGCCTTCGTGGACGACGCCGGAGACGTCGACACCAAGGCGGTCGAGAAGGCTCTCGCTGACCTCCTCAAGCGCAAGCCGCATCTCGCCAAGGAGGCGGCGCCCCCGTCCTTCGACGGCGGCGCTCGGCGGACTGCGGACAAGCCCCCCTCCATGAACGACCTGATCCGCCAGAAGGCGGGTTTGGGCTGATCAAGCTCCGGCGCGGCACGGTCCGGCCGGTCTATCCAAGAACGGAGGCCGGACCATGGCCTACAACAACCTCACCTCCCGGACGGACGCCGCGGCGCTCATCCCGGAAGAGGTCTACAACGACATGCTGGGCAAGGCGACGGAGGAGTCCGCCGTCCTCAACCTGTTCCGGCGGATCCCCGTCGGACGCGCGCAGGTCCGCATCCCGGTCCTGTCGGCTCTGCCGACGGCCTACTTCGTCACCGGCGACACGGGACTGAAGCAGACCACCGAGGTCAACTGGACGAACAAGTACCTCAACGTCGAAGAGATCGCGGCGATCATGCCGGTCCCGGACAACGTCGTCGCCGACGTCGAGCAGGACATCTGGGACACGGCCATGCCGCTCCTGGTCGAGGCGTTCTACCGCACGCTGGACTCGGCCGTGTTCTTCGGCACCAACGCCCCGTCGTCGTGGCCCACCAACCTGGCCTCTGCGGCGACGGCCGCCGGCAACGCCGTGACTGCGTCCTCCGCCGCGACGGCAGGCGCCTTCTTCGGCGACCTGGACAACGCCTACGAGAAGGTCGAGCAGGACGGCTACGAGGTCACTGGGTTCGTCGGCGCAACCTCGGTCAAGTCCCGGCTGCGCAAGTCTCGCGACAGCCAGGGCCGCAAGCTCGACGAGTCCCGTGTCGGCGGCAGCCTCACTTCGATCGACGGACTGCCGATCATCTACCCGATGCGCGGCCTGTTCGGCACGAGCTCCGGCTCGCCCACCCTGTTCGCCGGCGATTTCTCGCAGTTCGTGGTGGGCGTCCGCCAGGACATCACCATGAAGGTTCTCGACCAGGCGGTCATCCAGGACAACACCGGCGCGATCGTCTACAACCTCGCCCAGCAGGACATGACGGCCATACGCCTCACCTTCCGGGTCGGTTGGCAGGTCGCCAACACGATCAACAACGAGCAGCCGACCGAAGCGAACCGTTACCCGGTCGCCCGCATTGACCTGCCGTAACCGACTCGTCAAGGAAAGAAAGGACCATCATGGCTGACACCGCCCCCTACGTGCGGGTTATCGAAGCGGACGTGCCTGCCGTCTCCACGGCTGGCAACGACGACGACAGCGTCGTCGGTCAGGCGCCCTTCGACTGCACCGTGACCAGCGTCGTCTACATCCCGGAGAGCGCCATCACCGGCGCTGACACCAACTCCCGCACCGTGTCCCTGGTCAACAAGGGGCAGGCTGGGTCGGGGTCAACTTCGGTCGCATCGCTGGCGCTGACCAGCGGCGTGAACGCCTCGGCAAACGACGACAAGGCGATCACCCTGTCAGGCACTGCCGCGAACCTGGTGCTCGCTGCCGGCGACACCCTGCAGTGGCGCAGCATCCACGTCGGGACCGGCATCGCCGACCCCGGCGGGATGATCCGCATCACCGTCTCCCGGAACTGAGGAAGGAGCCGTCATGGCTACCCGAAACGAGAAGCCCTCGGCCCCCAGCGACGCGGCGGTGGCCGAGGCGCAGCGGGTCGTGGACAAGGCCGAGGACCGCGGCTTCCTGGGCGTCGAGGTGGACCCCACCCCGAACGAGCACTACACCGTCGCGGGAGTGCTGGCAGGCAAGCCCACGCCTGAATCCGATCTGGAGCACGCTCGGAAGATCCGGCAGCAGCTGGACGACGACGCGCGCCAGCGCTGACGAGAGGGGGTCGCCGTGGCGCTTCCACCGCTTGCTACGGCGGCCGACCTGGCTGCCGCCACGCAAAGGTCTGATCTGGATCCGGCTGCCGCGGATCTGGCGCTCGCCTCGGCATCCGCGGTGATCCGATCGTGGACCAGGCAGTCGATCACCCGCGTCGAGGATGACGTCGTAATGCTTCGGGTTCTGACCCATGACGAGCTGGTCTTGCCGCAACGGCCGGTCATCTCGGTCTCACAAGTCAAGGTCAACAGCCTGGTCCTTGTCGACTGGGTGCTCTCGGGAGAGCGACTGCTGCGCACGGGCGGCTGGCGCCATCTGCCAGGAACCACCACGTACCCGGATCCGGGGCTGGTCGAGGTCACGTACACGCACGGGTATGACGAAGTGCCCGACGAGGTCCGTGCTGTGTGCCTCGATTTGGCTGCCCTGTCGGTTACCAATCCAGGTCGGCTCCGTGAGAGCGAGCGGGCGATCGATGACTGGCACCAGCGTGACGTGTACGCGACGGAGACGCTGGGTCTCGGCGTCTTGTCGGCCGCTCACCGGCAGATGCTTGCCGGGTACCGGCGGCGCATAGGAACGGTAGGCATGCGATGAGCAGCCTCGATGCGGTTCTCGCCGCAGGCCGTCTGGCGGCGCTGGAGCTGCAGCGGGAGACGGTCACGCTGTACCGGCCGGGCGATGACGGCTTCGACTGGGATACCGGCACGGACACCCCCGCGGCGGCGACGGTCCTCTATTCGGGGCCGGCCCGCGTGAAGCCTGCGGCGCAGTCCCGTGGCGAGGAGATCGACGCTGGCGAGGCGAACGTCACGCTTCGCGAGTACACGGTGTCGCTGCCATGGGACACGACGGTTGCTCAGCTTCCTGCCGTGGGCGACCTCATGGACGTCTTGGCGTCTCCGGACGCCCGGATGGTCGGCCTGCGCCTGTGGGTGACGGGCCTCCAGTACAGCTCGACCGCCACGGCCTGGCGCATCACTGCGGAGGACCGGTCATGACGGCAGACATTCGCGAGCTGGTTCGGCTGGCCGTGGCTTTCGAGCGCAGCATTCCGGAGGCCGAGAGTGCCATGGTCGCGTCGGTCACCCGCGGGGCGTTCAACATCAAACGGGATTGGCGGGACAACGCGCGTACCAGCGCCGGCCGGCATGCCCGCCTGTACCCGAACTCGATCAGCTACGACGTCACTCCCATTCCGGGTGGCGCCACAGCGGAGATCGGGCCCGACAAGGACAAGCCCCAAGGCGCCCTCGGAAACCTCCTCGAATTCGGTTCGGTGAACAACCAGCCTCACAACGACGGTGGCCGAGCCCTGCAGGCTGAGGAGCCGCGTTTCACGGCTCAGGTCGCGGCGATCACCGAGCGGCTGGGGGTGCTGTAGTGGCGGCCCCGGATATCAAGCCTCATGTGGACGCTGTCACGGCTGCTCTTGTGGCGGCCGGCTTGGCGGTGGGGGACGGTGGAGCTCCGGCGTCCATTCCCTCGACCGGCGCCTACGCGGCCCTGTACTTCGACCCAGGCCAGTCCGTGCCCGAGTCTCTCGCCGATCAGCGGACTGACTTCGCGGTGTCCTTCCAGGTCACCGCGGTCGGCCCGACCGCCGAGAAATGCCGGTGGGCTGCACAGCGGGCCCGGATAGCCCTGCACGCCCCGCTGACGGTGGCCGGTCGTACCGCGTGGCGGCCTGAGGAGCTTGGCGGCCCGCCGATGCAGCGCGACGACGATGTCTCCCCGCCCCTCTACTACCTGCCGGTGCAGTACCGGCTGCAGTCCACGTCCTGATCGGAGATTCCCATGGCGCTCCTCGCGCAGCAGGTCGTCGCACTGAGCGGCCTGACCCCGACCTATTCGGCTGCCGCCGCGTCCACCACGGTGACGTGTGGCGAGCGGTCCTTCCTCCACGTCAAGAACACCAACGGCTCGTCGATGACGGTGACGCTGACGGCGACGGCACGGGTTCGCGGCCAGCTCGCGGCGGACGTGGTCGTCACGGTGCCTGCCACGACCGGCGACAAGATGATCGGCCCGATCACCGCCGACCTCTTCGCCAGCGCGGCCGACGGCATCAGCTGCTCGATCACGTACTCCAGCACCACCAGCGTCACCGTCGCCAGCCTGGTCATCTGACCCCCACCGCGTCCTGCTCGCCCCGTCCAGACGGGGCCTTTTTCATGCCCTGAGGAGGGCCCGCCATGTCTGACCTGATCAGTGACGGCAAGACCCGGGTGGTCTGGGTGTCGTCCATCGCGAACATCAACGCTCCGACCACGACCGAGCTGAATGCCGGCAGTGACTTCACTGCGCGCATCACGCCTGACGGCCTCAAGCTCGACCCCAGCACCGCGGACGTCGACACGTCCTCCCTGGCCAGCACCTTCGACACGAAGACCGTGGGCCGGATCGGCTTCTCCGTCGAGCTCACGTTCAAGAGGGGCTCGACGGGCGGCGAAGACCTGCCGTACACCACCCTCAAGTACGGCGTGTCCGGCTACCTCGCGGTCCGCCGCGGCGTCGACTACGCCACCGCCTGGGCTGCGGGCCAGAAGGCTGAGGTGTACCCGATCACCTGCGGCGAGCCGCAGAACAGCTCGCCGGCGGCCAATGAGGTCATGAAGTTCGTCTCGCAGATGATGGTCACCAGCCAGCCGGCAACGGCCGCGACGGTGGCCTGATGCCCGACATCTCCGAGATCCTCAAGAAGGCCAAGAGGCGTCAGAAGTCAGTGTTCCTATGCCTGGCAGGCGAGGAGCTGGCCGAGTTGGAGCGGCTGGAGAAGGAACTGGCAAGCCTGGGCGACGCCTGGGCGCCGGGTAGCCTCGCCGAGACGGACCCAAGGAAGAAGCTCGCCGAGAAGGTGGCGGCGGCCCGCCAGGCCGTCCGTGAGTCGGAGACCGAATTCCGCTTCGAGGCCCTCGGCGCCAAGGCCTGGTCAGACCTACTCGCCGCTCACCCGCCGAAGAAGAAGGGCGACGGGTTCGACCCGGACACCTTCGCGCCTGCCCTGATCGCCGCCTGTGCTGTCGATCCGGTGATGACCGTGGACCAGGTCAAGGAGCTCTTCGACGTCCTGAATCATGCCCAGCGTGATGTTCTCTGGCAGGGCGCTTTCGACGTCAACACGGAGGCCACGGGCATCCCTTTCGCATTGACAGCCTCCGGGATCCTGGACTCCCTCACCGCAGGGAAGTAGAGACGGCCCGCGCCTGGGGAGTGCCCAGGTCGGTCTTCATGGGGCGGGCCGTCGCCCCGGGTGAACCGCTGTGGCTCGATGAGGACCGGGCTTGGGCCTTGGCCCTCGCCGAGGTCGAGCGAGACTCCTGCCCGGACTGCGGTCAGCCCTGGTCTGAGGCCAGCGCCCCCGAGAACGAATTCGACTACGACGTCGCCCTGTTGCGCTGTCATGCCTGTGCCGCCGGCGCCCGGAAAGCCCACGCCCACCAGGAAGCCGGCGGCGACGCCAAGGGACTCCACATCGCCATCACGAGACGGGGGTAGCACGTGGCCACTCGTACCGTGAACGTTGTCCTGACCGGCACGGCCACCCCTTACATCAACGCCACCCAGCAGGCGGCGCGGTCCACGCAGGTAGCGGCCCGCCAGATCGAGACGTCGATGCGGGCGGCGACGAACTCTTCGTCGGCTGCCCTGCAGAACATGGCGAGGTCGGCGGAGACGCAGGGCGCCCGTGCTGCGGCGAGTATGAACCGCACGGCCGCGGTGACCGAGTCGCAGATGCGTCGTGTGGGAGCGAGCGGCCGAGCCTCCCTGAATCAGGTGGGTACGGGCGCCGCCCAGGCGGCGTCGAGCATGGGCGCAGTGAACCGGGCCGCCGGCCTCACTGGCTCTCAGCTGACGCAGCTGGGGGGCCGGGGAGCGGCAGGCGTCAACCAGTTGTCCGCGTCGCTGGGGCAGCTTTCGTCGCGCATGGGGGCTGTCAACTCCTCGGCTGCGGTGACCGGAGCCCAGCTGACGCGGCTGGGGACTGGCGGCGCAGCCGCGGTCAACCTGGTCGCCGGCTCGTCGGCGCAGACCGCAGCCAGCATGGCGGCGGTCTCTTCCGCGGCGACCGCGGCTGCTTCCAACGCCGGGCGGATCACGTCGGCGTGGTCGGCGGCTAGTGCGGCCATCGGTGGCGGCATGCGGTTCGCTGCGGTCACGGTCGGTACGAGCATGGTCGAGGTGGCGAACTCGTCCACCAAAGCCCTCAAGGCGACCCAGGCGGCGTCGCTCGGCCTGGTCGCCGTGTTCGGCCTCGCGGCTGCGGCTGCGGCGCGCTTCGAGAAGTCGATGTCGGAGGTGCGGGCTGTCACGGGCGGCAACGCCTCGGACATGAAGAAGCTGTCGCAGGCTGCTCTTGATGCCGGTCAGGCCACGGTCTATTCGGCGACGCAGGCGGCGAACGCGGAGGCAGAGCTGGCCCGCGCGGGCATCTCGACGGCGGACATCATCGGCGGCGCCCTGCGCGGCAGCCTCGACCTGGCAGCCTCGGGGCAGCTCGACCTCGGCGAATCTGCCGTAATCGCAGCCCAGGCGATGAATGCGTTCAAGCTCCAGGGCTCCGACGTGGGCCACATCGCTGACGTCATCTCTGCGGGCGCTGGCAAGTCGGCCACCAACGTGCACGCGATGGGGCTGGCCTTCCGGCAGGCGGCGCTGCTGTCGTCACAGACCGGGCTGTCACTGGAGCAGACCGTCGGCACCCTGAGTCTGTTCGCCCAGAACGCTCTCGTGGGGTCTGACGCCGGCACGAGCCTCAAGGTGATGTTGCAGAGGCTCGTCCCGCAGTCCGACGAGGCTCGTGGTGCGATGGACGCCGTTGGCTTCTCGGCCTACGACGCGTCCGGGAATTTCATCGGCTTGAGCGCGCTGGCCGCGAACATGAAGGAGAGTTTTTCCAAGCTCACCCCTGAGGCCCGCAACGCGGCCATGGCGACGATCTTCGGTTCGGATGCTGTCCGCGCTGCGACCATCCTGTACGAGGCCGGATCCGAGGGCGTCGACCAGTGGGTGTCATCCGTCAACGATGCCGGCTATGCCACCCGTGTCGCGGCCACGATGACGGACAACCTGGCCGGCGATCTCGAACGCCTCAAAGGCGCCTTCGAGACCGCCCTCATCAGCTCCGGGTCCTCGGCTAACAGTGTCCTGCGGGATATGGCCCAGGCGCTTACCAGCGTAGTTAACTGGTACGGCCAGCTTTCCCCGGGGGTGCAGAGCAGCGTCACCGTCATGGCAGGTCTCGCCGGGATTATCGGCCTGGTCGGCTCCAGTCTGCTCTTGATGCTGCCGCGCATCATGGCGGTGCGCGCCGAGCTGGTCGCACTGGGGGTCACAGCCAACACCGCCAAGGTGGCCCTGCTTGGCCTTGGCCGGGCCACGGTCGTTCTCGCTTTCCTTGCGGCCGTCTCGTATGCCATGGACAAGCTCGAAAACGCCATGAAGCCGGCCCCGGCCAACGTCAACAAGCTCACCGCGTCGCTGCTGGAGCTCGTTAATACGGGCAAGTCCACGGGGGAACTCTCCAAGCGGTTCGGTGCCGACCTCGATGAGATCGGCAAGGCCGCCAAGCGCATCACCGATGCGGGCGCCCTCGATTCATTCAGCGACAAGATGTACTCCATCACGCACCTTGGCATGAGCGACTGGGGCCCCCTCGCTGAGGCCAAGGACAAGATGAAAGAACTCGACGAGACCCTCGTCAACATGGTCCACAACGGCGCGGTGGACGATGCGGCCCAGGCCTTCGATGCCCTCGCTGCTGCTGCAGCAAAGCAGGGCACATCGACGGAGAAGTTCCGGAGCCTGGTGCCGGGCTACACCGCGGCCCTCGAGGAGACCGGCGTCCAATCCAATTTGGCCGCGGCCTCCCAGAAGAAGCTCGGCGATTCCACTGCGATTACCGCCGACCAGCTGGCCGACACCCGCACCCAGGCTGAGCGGCTCAAGGACGCCCTCGGCGCTCTCAACGGGGTGGCAATCTCGTCAGCCGAGAGAGAGATCGCCTTCCGGGCCAGCCTGCAGGAGCTCTCCGACACGGTGAAAGAGACCGGGCACTCCCTCGACGTGACGACGGAAAACGGCCGCAAAGTCAAGGGATCTTTCCTTGATGCGGCACAGGCGGCCATGGCGCACGCGCAGGCCGTCACCGAGCAGAAGAACAGCGTCGAGGCCGGCAACGCCGTCCTTGAGCAGGATATTGCGATCCTCAAGCGGCAGATGCTCGCTGCTGGCTTCTCGACTAGCGCCGTCAACGAGCTGATCAATACATATGCTCGGGTGCCCACTCAGGTCGTCACTGACATCAAGGCGGAGACCGCCAAGGCGGTCGCCGACCTGCAGAACGTCCAGGGCGAACTGAACAGGACCAAGGGCAAGTCGATCACCATCGACGCCCTGACCGCGCAGGCGGAAGCCAACCTGAAGGAACTCGGCTTCAAGGTCGTCAGGCTCCCCGACGGCCACGTCACGGTGTACATCCCGACGGGCCCGCCGAGCGCAGCTGTCGACGCGATCCAGGGCCGGATCAACAGCATCCAAGGGCGCACGGTCGGTGTCGGCGTCTACCTCAAGGCGACCGCCTCCGACTCGGACGCCAACGGCATCCCCGACCTCATCCAGGCTCGCAAGGACGGCGGCTACGTCGGCTTTGCGGCTGGTGGACATGTCCGCGGCTACCCGACCGGCGGCGCGGTCCGCGGCCCCGGCTCGGGCACCTCGGACAGCATCCTTGCCCGCATCAGCAACGGCGAGTTCGTGATCCGGGCGGCGTCCGTCCGCCAGTACGGGGTGCCGTTCCTCAACGAGTTGAACGCCGGGCGGCTCCAGAGTGCGGGCTACACGGCCCGTCCTGCTGCTCGGTTCGTGATCAGCGGCTCGGGCGGCCAGCCCGTCCAGGAGATCCACAAGCACAGCACGATCAATCTGTACGGCGCCAAGCAGAGCGGCGCCGAACAGGCAGCCGAGATCCAGCGACACCTCGACTTCGTGGGATGAGAGGCAGGTGATCGCCCGTGCCGTACATACCCGGCGCTAGTCTCGGCGGCCGCCGGGTCGACCTCGGCAGCATCTCCCTGGGAATGGTGGATGCTGCCGGAGTCGCCTGGCACCTCACCGAGATGCAGGGGTGGGACAGCCCCGACCAGCGCGCCGAGTACACCCCCCGCGAAGCCGACCACGGCGCGTGGGCCGCCCCCGTCTACCTCAGCCAGAGACCGATCACCCTCGCAGGCAAGATCGAGACGTCAGGTCTGGCGGCACTCGACAGCGCCATGGACCAGCTGATCGCGGCCTGCGCCCTCACGGACACCACGCTCACGGTGTACGAGACGACGCCCAAGCAGGCGACGGTCCGACGCTCCGGCTCGCCGCTTCTGCGGCCGATCACGGATCGGATTGCCGAGTACTCCCTGCTCGTGACGGCCGCTGACCCGCGGCGCTACAGCACCACCCTGCTGTCTCAGTCCACTGCCCTGCCCAGCGTGACCGGCGGCTTGACTCTGCCGGTCACTCTGCCGGTCACGATCTCGGCGACCACCGTCGCAGGGTCGATCACTCTCACGAATTCGGGGTCGATGGCGACCCGGCCGACGCTGACTATCGCTGGGCCTGTCACTACGCCGACGATCGTGGCCGCCCTGCCTGGCGGCTCGGTGACGCAGATCGCTTACGGCGCGACTTTGCAGGCGGGCGACGTACTGGTCATCGACAGTGCCGCCAGGACCGTCGTTCTCAACGGCACGGCCAGCAGGCGCCTGTACTTCTCCGGCACGTGGCCGGAGATCCCCGCCGGCTCGAGCGTGACCTACTCCTGGTCCTCGCCTGTCTATGACCCGTCCGCGCTGCTGACCGGCACCTGTCGGTCTGCCTGGCTTTGAGGAGGCCGCATGGCTGCCACCGATCCACTCTGGCTCCCGTCGCTCTCCTACGACGAGACAGAGCTCCGCAAGATGGACAGTGCTTTCGTCATGGCCGACGGCACGGCACTTGGCTCGCGCGCTGGCATCCGGCCCGGAGACCCCGGCCTAGCCGTGAGCCTCTCGGGCACGACGGTCAACGTCACGGCTGGCACCGCCACCGTGACTCGCGCTAATCAGGGCGTGTACCGATCTCAGCTGGCCGCCACCAGCCCTGGCACGCTCGCAGCTGCCAACGCGAGCTTCTCTCGGATCGACCTGGTCTACCTACGAGTGTGGGACACCTCGGTCGACTCCTCGGGGCTCCAGAAGACCGACACGGTCTACCTCGCCGGTACCGCGTCGGCGTCGCCTGTCGCGCCGACGCCGGGCGCCACCGAGATCTACATCCCGCTGGCCACGATCACCGTGCCCTCGACGGGCGGCGGCGGTACTGGTGCGGCCACCGTCTCGAGCGCGGTCCGTCAGCTGACGGTTGCCCCGGGCGGGATCCTGCCCGTGTCCTCGGCCGCGGACATTGCCGCGTCCGGCCTGTACGCCGGGCAGGTCCGCTACAACACCGTCAGTGGCGGCCTCGAGATTTGGACCGGGTCGGCCTGGCAGGCGCAGGGCATCTGGACGTCGTTCACACCGTCTTGGACGGCGAGCACCACCAACCCCACGTTGGGCAACGGGACTCTGGTCTCGCGCTGGTGCCGCGTCGGCCGGATGATCAACTGGATGGGGACGCTGACCCTCGGCTCCACCAGCAACGGCGGCACGGGGCTGTGGCGGATGTCCCTGCCGGTCACGGCGGCGTCCGGCGGCAGCATGCCCACATGGCGCGGCGTCTTCTCGTACCTCAAGCCCGGCGATAACGATTACGTGGGGCAGTGCATCCTCGCCCCTGGCGGCACCGTGATCGATTTCATCATCAAGTCTGGGGCGAACTCGTCGTCCACGCAGAACGTGAGCAATACGGCGCCCGTGGCGGCGACCAGCGGGAACGTCATCATGTGGTCGCTCACCTATGAGACCGCCAGCTGATGACCGCGGTCGAGATCGCCTGGCTGGCGTGCGACTTGAAGACCGGCCGGATCGCCGAGGAGCTGCCCGCGCTGCGGGCTACGGGGCCGCTGTCCAGGCGGATCGGGTCGGTCACCAATACCAGCCTGTCGCTTGACCTGTCGGGTGCGCCGCTGGAGTGGGAGGCGGCGACCGACCCGGCGCGGACCCTGCTTGTCGCCGTCGACACCGCGACGGCTATGCCGCTGTGGTCGGGCATTCCGCTGCCGCGAGTCGGCGGCTCGGCCAACCAGGTCACGTTCACGGCAGCCTCGAGCGAGTGCTACCTGGACCGCCGCTACGCCGACTACACCGGCACCGGCGCCGACCGGTCCGCGGTCATGGCCGGCGTGGCCGCGCCCCTGCTCACCGACGGCCCACCGTTCGTGATCGACGCCGTCGACACCGGCTCGGTGATGGACTACACGGTGGCCGACGAGGACGACAAGAGCGTCCTGTCTGCCCTGCAGGAGCTGGACGGGCAGGACGGTGCCCCCGAGTGGACCGTCGACACGGTATGGGCGGACACCGCGCAGACCAGCGTCGAGCTGTACCTGCGCATCCATCCCAAGATCGGCATCCAGCCCGAGATCCCAGCCACAGTCTTCGACATGCCGGGCTGCGTCGCCGACTACACCCTCACCGAAAGCTACGAGAGCGGCAGGGGTGCGACCCGGGTCATCGCCCGCGGCGACAGTCAGGGCGGGGGCCGCGCATCCAGCGCCGTCCACACCGCGGACGACCTCCTTGCCGCCGGCTGGTGCTTGTGGGAGTACCGCTACAGCCCCGGCGCCGGCGTCACCGACACTGACCAGCTCGACGCGCACGCCGCCCAGAGCCTGGCCTTGATGCGGACCGGCTCCCGGGCCTGGACTCTGCAGGCCGCAGCGTCTGCCGCACCGCGCCTGGGCATCGACTGGGCGCTCGGCGACTCCATCACTCTGGCCGTCGCCGCCGGGGTCTCGCCGCGTCATCCGGCCGGAGTCCTCGTCACCGCCCGCGCCTGGGGCTGGGAGCTCGACCCCGCGGCCGACAAGCTCACCCCGATCCTGCTGGAGGACTGAGCCATGCGCAGGCAGGACCAGTTCCCGGGCGAACTCCGCGACGTCGGACGCACCCTCGCGAAGGTACGCCGCGAGCTCGCCGAGCGCGCAGCCAACCTCGTACCCCGGCTGCGGCGCGCGGACGGCACCACCGCGGCCACCCTCGGCAGCACCTGGGCGTGGCATGACCGTTCCGGTAACGAGATCTTCAGCGAGGACGCCGACGCGTGGGGCCTCGGCCGGCCGTGGCTGCCCATCCCCATGACGCCCAGCACCAGCTTCACGAACGCCAGCTGGACGACGATCTACCGCGGCACCTGGCAGGCCCAGAACCCCGTCATTTTCGCCGAGTTCAGCCTGTCCGCGCCTGCGACGACGACCTGCCAGGCCCGACTGATGATCGAGGTGGACGGCGTCCAGACCCAACTCGACTCGACACTGACCGCGTCCGCCGCGGACGCCGTCGCATCCTTCACCGCCGACCCCATCGCCCACGGCCTCGCGTTCGGCCAGGTCGGCTCGCTGCTGCTGCAGGTCCAGCGCACGGCCGGCGCCGGGACGTGCACCGTCTGGGTCCAGGGCCTGTGGGGCAGCCAATCCTAGGGAGACCCAGTGATCCTCGACCCGAACCAGCCGTGGGGCCTGGCCCTCGACTACATGGGCCGCGCCGTAGAGCCGGTCGTCGAGCAGGGCCTCGAGGTCACCGTGTGGGTGGCCGACGCCGAACCGAACCGGCTCAACTCGCCCACGGTGAACGCGCAGATCGTCGTGATGTCGCCGGACTGGACCATGACCGCGCAGCTCGCCCTCGTCTCCCTGCCCGCGTACAGCGGCACCACGTGGACGCCGAAACCGCAGCTGGTAAAGCAAGCCGTCGAGCAGGCCGCCACGGACGCGATCGGCCACCTGACGTGGCTCGCCACCCTCATCCCTGCCCCCTGACCCCACCCAGCCCCGGACCGAACCGGCCGGGGCTCCCTCATGCCCTGGAGGCCTCATGGCCTGGTACCCCGGCGCGACACGGATGGAGCTCCAGCCGGAGAGCGACAACCAGCCCGCCATCATTCCGACACAGCTCGTTCTGCACTCCATCGCCGCCCCGTGGACCAAGGAGCGCACCTACGAATACTGGCGCGACAGCACCAACCTGGAGTCGCACTTCGGGCAGTCCTTCGACGGCAGCATCGCCCAGTACATCGGCACCGAGACCCGCGCTGACGCCACCTACCTGGCCAACCGGCGCCCAGACGGGACCGGCGCCGTGGCCATCGAGACCGCCTCGAACATGGATCACAGCGATCCGTGGACCGCTGCCCAGGTCGAAGGGCTCATCAGACTCGGCGTGTGGCTGCATCAGCGGCACGGGATTCCGCTGCGGATCTGCCGTACCGCGTCGGACCCCGGCTTCGGCTACCACCGTCTGCACGCCGACTGGGCGCTGGGCGGCACCAACTGCCCCGGCGACGCGCGCGTGAAGCAGTTCCGGGAGGTCATCTTCCCGGCCATCGTGGCCCGCGCCACCGGCGCCCAGGAGCCGACGACCCCGCCCGGACCGACAACGCCGCCCACCACCCCTACGCCCCCGCGCCGCCGTCGGCCGCGCGCTTACCGAGCGATCGGAGTCTGACCATGACGACCCCTCCCACCACGCCGCCGACCACTCCTCCGACGCCGGCCGTCCCGAAGCCCGCCGGGCTGATCCTCGTCAAGGGCCAGCCGCAGCAGGGCGACGGGACCGCGGTCTTTGGCATCTGGCCGACCGGCTTCACCCGTCAGATCACCGCCGCCGAGTACGTCCTCTGGGGCAACCCGCCCATCGACTACGTGACGAAGACGGACGCTGAGTACAACCAGCTGTACTTCTACGACAAGGCCCTCCGGGGCTGAGAGGAACGCCATGTCCGAGCTCTTCCCCAACGCCGACACGGTTGTCAAGACGGCCGCCACCTACGGCCGCGACCTCGCCGAGCGCGTTGCCTCCACCTTCATTCAGAGCTTCATAGGCGCCGTGGTCGTCACCCAGCCGTTCGATCTCGGCATGTGGCGTACCGCTGGGCTGGCCGGAACGGCGGCAGGCGTGTCCCTCATCAAGGGCCTCGTTGCCCGCTGGCGTGACGTCTCCAACTCGGCGTCCCTGGCCAAGGGCGTGTAGGTGCGGTGCCGTGCGGTCCGGCGGCTCAGGCGTCAGCTGGGCCGCCGCGGCACCATCCTCTCCTGCTACGGCATCGTGTGGCTGCTCGTCGGCTGGGGCCAGATCGTCCAGCCGCAACCCGACCAGCGCGGACTGAAGGTAGTGCTGGCCCTGATGCCTCTCACCGCGTGGGCATGGTGCTGGATCGTCGCTGGACTGATCGCATTGATAAGCGCATGGGCTCCGCCGGGCCGTGACGCTGCAGGCTTCGTCTCCCTGGTGCTCGTCGTAGTGCCGTGGATGGCGACCTACCTGACCTCCTGGCTCCTCGGGTACTACCCCCGAGGCTGGGCGGCAGCAGCGGTTTGGGCGGCAATCACCGTCCCAATCATGGTGGTGCTTGGGTGGGCAGAGCCGCCCCGGCGGAAGCGAGCGGAGCCCCCTTATGAATGTTGAGACCTGGGCATCGGTGGGCGTATCGGTGACGACTTCACCGTCGTGACCAAGGAGATCCGCACCTCCCTCGCCGACGTTAAGAAGGAACTGGCCGAGCAGAAGGCCGAGTCGACCCGGCAGGATGAGCGGCTCACGGATCAGGCACTCGCTCTGGAGTGGCTCCAGCGGCGACTGCGGGACATCCTCGCCAGAGTCCGGCAGGCCGGCCTCGAAGTCCCGCCCGCCGAGCCGATCCCCGAACGCGCACGCAAGCACATCCACATCGACGTGTGAGAACTGGAGTGCGAGCAGCCCCACCGCTACGGCGGTGGGGCGTTTTGCTTTGCCCGGCCTGGCAGGGCGGTCAGGCGTTCCCCCGGGCGTGCTCACGGGCTGCGTCGGCGCAGGGCTCGCGGTCCATGTGGTAGACCGAGCGGACCACGCTGCCGGGCGTAGCCCCCGGGTGGGTGTCGGCGATGGAGTTCGCGTCCCGCATGAGCCTGCGGCAGTGGGAGCACGGAACGTCCCAGTAGTCCCGGCCGTCAGTGAGCGGGCGCAGGTATGCGACGTGGCGTCGCAGGCGATGGATGGAGACGAGGGCCCACAGAAGGGCCCAGAAGAGAGTTCCAGTGAGGGCGCCGCGCGCCAGGCCTTCAAAGTCCATGGACCCTCCTCGGGGTGCAGCTCCAGTGTCGCAGGGCAAGGGTGCACGCGCCCCGAACTGGCCCCGCGTACTGAAGCCTTGGCCTCGATAAGATGCCATATCCGGCACAGAATAATGACCGTTATCCTGTAACCATGGCTTCGCTTCCGGCAGTTCCCCAAACGACCTTCCTTGAACCGACCGCCCCGCCGCCGCTCACCCTCCGAGGGACCCCGCCCGCGTCATCCCCGAGCGACCTCCTCGACCTGCTCCGCACAGCAGCAGCCTCCCCGACCGTCGTCGAGGCGACCGCCACCTGGCTCGCCCGCCGTAAGTCCGGGCATAGCCAGACCGCCTACGCCAAGGACGCCGGCTGGTGGCTGGCCTGGTGCGCTCACGGCACAGTCAACCCGGCCAACGCCCGCGCTCTGCACGCCGACCAGTACGCCACCGCCCTCGCCGCCGCCGGCCTCGCCAAGTCCACGCAGGCCCGCCGCCTCGCCGCCGTCTCCGCCTGGTACGCCTACCTGGCCCGCGCCGAAGCAGCCGACCGTAACCCGTTCCTCGACATGGACCGGCCCTCGGTCTCGGCTGACGATTCCCCGACCCAAGGCCTGACCCCTGCCCAGCTCGGCGCAGTCCTCAAGCATGCGCGCGAGAACGAGAGCGCCCGGACCTACGCCCTCCTCGCGGTCCTCGCCACAACGGCCGCCCGCATCGGCTCAGTCCTGGGTGCCACCATCGGCGCCCTCGGACACGACGAGGGGCACCGCGTCATACGACTCAAGACCAAGGGCGACCACTCCAAGCGGGTCGTCCTGGTGCCCCTCGCCGTACAGGCCGTCGAGGCATACCTGGCCGGACGCGAGAACACCGACCCCGCCGCACCCTTGTTCGCCACGAGCTCCGGCCGCCGCCTGGACGAACCGGCCGCCTTCCGCACCCTGCGCCGAGTGGCCAAAGCCGCAGGCATTCCGCACGCCGAACGGCTGTCGCCGCACTCGCTGCGCCACTCCTACGCCACCACGCTGCTGAACAAGGGGGTGCCGCTGGCAGACGTACAGGACGCGATGGGGCACGCGGACCCACGGACCACCCGCCGCTACGACCGCGCCGCCGGCGCCCTGCACCGCTCGCCGTCGTACAGGATGCAGGAGGAGTTGACCCGCGCCATGGACGCCGAGTAGCACCGAACCGAACGTCAGTCCGGCACGCCGAGCGTCGTGTCGGGTCGCGTGATCTTCACCCTTCCGAGTGACGCCCGTACCAACCCCTTGAACTTCGCCTCACTGTGAGGCAAAGTTGTCGATGTCGAGAGGGAGGGGAACCCAATGAACACCACCGCAGCAGCCGCCCAGGCCGGCGTCACCGTCGCCACCATCCGCGCCTGGGCCCGCCGCGGCGTCATCGCCGCCACCAAAACGGCCGGCCGCTGGATCCTCGACGCCGCCTCCCTCGCCCACCGCATCGCCATCGGCATCCTCAAGCGCCGCACCCAACGAGAGGCCCCCGTGACCGAAGTAACCCCGGCCGCCGACCGCAAAGCGGTGCGCGCCGCCAACAAGGCAGCCGCCAACGAAGCCCGCACCCGCGTCCTCGCCGCCATCACCGCGGCCGGACTGCCGCTCCTCTCCGGCACCGACAAGCAGATTGCCTGGGCCGAAGACATCCGGAGCAACCTGATCGAGGCCGCGCTCCACAACCTCGCCGGCACCCACCTCGGCGTTCACTACTCCCTCACCAACACGCTCACCGAGGACCCGCTGCGCACCTCCCGCATTCCCGGGCTGCGCCCCTGGGACACCGGCAGCGAATACGCCTCCGAAGCCGACCTCCTCGCCGCACTCACGACCGCCGTCACCTACCAGGGCGCCGGTGCAGCGCACGAGGACCGCACGCAGGCCGCGTGGTGGATCGAGCACCGATGAGGGACGAAAAGAAGGAGTGGACCCTCGACGAGGTCGCCCAGTACCTCGGCTACACGGGGATCAACCGGGCAGGTAGCGCGCGCAAGCAGCTGTCCCGGTGGGGAGTCTCGGCGACAGGTCGCGCCCCGGGCCGAGGAGGCCTCAGCTACTACAGCGCCGAAGAAGTGAAGGCTGCACACGCCAGCCGGCCCGGACAGGGATACCGGAGCGACCTGAAGGACCTGGCCCAGGTGGACGGCATCACGAGCCGCACGACAATGATTATCGAGCATGCTCGGGAAGCCTGCGGGGGCGCCGCCCAGTTCGACTTCTACACCGCAGTGAACGGGGTCGAGCAGGCAGGCCAGCTGTACAGCGAGACGTACCTCGTTGCGAACGAGGCCCTGCCAGCGGTGCAGCCTGGCGACTCCCAGGAGGCACTCCGTGAGCGGGACCAGCGGGGGCGCGCACTGTGGACAGAGATCCTGCCCGAGCTTGAGCTGTATGCGGGCGCCTGCCGGGCCGCGGAATGGCGCGGCTGGAGCCGGGAATCCGGCGGCCCGGTCCACAGGATCGGCTGACCGCCTGCCTCATCACCAACCACCTCTACCGAAACCACCAGAACGAGGACCGACCGTGCCTGCTGCACCCGAGATCCTGTGCAAGTTCTGCAAGCCAGCCATGCCGCCCGGGCGCGAATATGGGTACGCCACGATCGGCGGCAGGTACCACCACCCCGGCCAGTGCCGGGAAGTCGACACGCCATGGATCACCATCAGCTACGACGGAACCGACGACCACGTCGACCTGACCAGGGACTTCAACCCCTACGAACTCGCGGGCCTCGCCATGCGCGACGAGGTGTACGAGCCTGAGGGGCAGCCCCTGCCGGAGAACACGCCCGGATACAGGCGGTTGGACAACGGCTGCGTGGAGGCGATCGTCGTCATCGTCCGCGGCGAGACGCCGAAGGAAATCGAGCCCGGCCACCTGGAAGGGGACGCCGACAGGAGCTGGGAAATCCACTACCGAGTACGGCCAGCCACCCCAGAAGAAGCCGCAGGCGTCCTGATCGACGAGGTAGAAGGCGCCTTCGACGGGCGGGTGAGCTGACCCCCACATGCAAGCGATGCCCCGCCCAGGATCAGTGGGCGGGGTATCTGCATGTCAGCGTACCGACCCGTTGTCAGTACCTGCCGCTAGCCTGTTCGCATCCAGCAATCCAGCCGGATTTGAGGCGGGCTGCCTCGCTAAAAGGTTCCGCCCCACCGGACCCCCATGGGGGACAGCGACCGGCGGGGCGGACGCACGTCAGGCCTCGGGTGGTGCCGGATGCAGGGCCTTCGTCACGACGTCCTTCTCGAGCTTGAACCGGTTCTCCAGGCCGTACTTCGCCGCATGCTCCGTGACCGCGTTATGGAAAGCGTTCGCCGCCTCCAGCCACGGCCGCCACCGCTCCGCCGAGTACGGACCCTGCTGCGCTTCGATACGCGCCTTCTCGCTGGTCAGCTTCAGCTCGACTAGTCGCTGCCGCGCCGTCGCTTCGTCTACCTGTTCGTCTACCACGACCGGATCCTAGGCGGCGGGTGTGACAGCGGCCCGCATCGCCGCAGCCCACTCCTCGAGGAGCTCGCCGTACCGCGCCGTGTCCGCCCCGCCCGCGGCGACCAGCGCCCGAATCTCCGCGTTGATCTCCGCGAGCGGGCGCGCGGGGACAGGGCCGGCAGGGGTGGGGGACAT